CGCAATAATCTTTAGCAGCTTTCCATTTTGCTTGGTTCTTAGCATACTCAGCAACTTCACGAATGTATGTTGGAGTACGCTTTTTCTGAACCTTGGGTTCAACACACTGCTTCTTTGGTTTCACTTCAATGATATACTTTTTGACACTCCCGTTAGATTCACGAACCTTGATGTAAAAGTCGGGGAAGTATCTGTGGATTCTGCCATCGAGAGGTGAACGATATGGGATAACGATTTCTTCACTACCCCACTCTAAAATGTTCTCGTTACGGTCGCAGTACACCATGAACTTTCGTTCCCACAAACTGCGATAAATAATGTTGCGATGGTCTCCTCGATATTTCTCAATATTGCTAGGTTGAAATCTCCCTTTATATGCCATTATAAACAGTTAACCTAAGGTATTTAGCGTGCCAAGAAGGAACTACCCTAGAAAGCAGCGCACTCAGGATATTAAATCGTTGTTCATGAATGTGGCAACGAGCAACCATTTTGAGTTTGGAATTCGTGCTTTTCCTATACCTCTGTTGAATTATGTTCAACAAAGAGAACCGCTTTTGACGAGAAATTTTCTCGGAAGAGAGTTGGGTTTAATGTGTAAGGGAGCAGAACTTCCTGGTGCCACTTTTGCTACGGCACAGGTGAAAGGAAACTACATGGGCATTGCTCAGAAATATGCTCATACTCGTATTTTCACTGAAAGTTCTTTTACTTTCTATGTGGACTCTCAATACAGAGTTTTAAAATTCTTCCAACTGTGGCAAGAATATATGTCAAGTGGAAGTGAAGCATCCCCCGACAAGAAGGCATATTACTATAGGATGAGATATCCAGATCAATATAAGTGTAGTCAAATGGTTCTATCTAAATTTGATAGAGATCATTTTCAGAAGATAGACTATACTTATATTAATGCATTTCCGATCAATATTACGCCAACTGCGGTTGATTATGGTGCTAATAACAAGATTCTTGAAATTAGCGTCACCTTTAACTATGATAGGTTTATAATGGGAACCATTAGTAGTTTGGATACACACTCTGAACAGAGTAAGAAGTTGATGCCAGGTCAGAATATTTGGGACTCTCAAGCAGTACCGTTCGTTTATTCTGGAGATACTGAGTATACATCATATGCTGATGTCAAGTATGCTGACTTTAAGAGTAACTTCTTCAATTCTCCAGACAACAAAGGTCTACAGTTTGATTGGAAGAACGCACCTCAAGGATACGATTATACTGGAGCAAGTTTCCAATTCCCCAACTAAATAATTTTACTGATTACTTATTATGCCTTTACCTAAGATTTCGACACCGACATTTGAGTTGGTTATTCCCTCTACTAAAAAGAAAATCAAATATCGCCCATTCCTAGTCAAGGAAGAGAAGATCCTTGTGATGGCAATGGAAAGTGAGAGTATGGATGATACTGCAAGAGCTATCAAAGATGTTCTCTCCAACTGTATCCTTACTCGTGGTGTCAAAGTAGATCAACTTTCTACTTTTGATATTGAATACTTGTTCTTGAATGTTCGCTGCAAATCTGTGGGCGAATCTATCGATGTCATTCTTACATGTGCAGACGATGGAGAGACAAAGGTTCCTGTAACGGTCTTCATTGATGAAATTCAAGTCATTACTGATGATACTCATAAGAAAGACATTAAGGTAGATGATAAACTTACATTGAGAATGAAGTATCCCTCACTTAATGAGTTTATTGATCAAAACTTTGGTGATGGAATAGATTTGAATACATCGTTCGATGTTATTGCTTCTTGTATCGAGATGATCTATTCTGAAGAGGAAACTTGGGAGGCAAAAGATCATACTAAGAAAGAATGGCTAGCATTTATTGAGCAACTGAACTCTGGTCAGTTTAAAGAGATTGAACATTTCTTTAATACTATGCCCAAACTGTCTCACACAGTTAAGTACACTAATCCAAATACAGGGTACGAAGGAGAGTATACACTTGAGGGCTTAGCATCTTTTTTCAGTTAGCGATGTTGCATCAGGACATTGTTGCCTATTACAAGATCAACTTCGCCTTGATGCAGCATCATAAATACTCCTTGAGTGACATTGAAAACATGATCCCTTGGGAAAGGGACATCTATCTTAGTTTATTAGAACAGTATATTGAGGAACAGAATCTAAAGGCACAGCAAGCTAATGGCATCTGACGATACTCAAAATATGTCAACTTCTCTTGGTGAAGAGAGTAAGATTGCTAAGCTTGCGAGAATCGGAAGAAGCACCCGTATTAAAGTAAATGAGACAGAGAAGAGAGTAGGCGAGACAGAGAAGAGAGTAAGTGAGACAGATAAGAGAGTAAGTGAGACAGAGAAGAGATCTCTAGATAATGCAAAAAAGATAACTATCCTGAAAAATATTTTAGGATACAAGAAACAAGAGAAAGTAGGAGATAAGTTACCAAAGTCAACTAAAGAACAGACTGCTAAAGAATACGCATCTATTAATAAGAATATTGTTGCAATCAATAAAAATCTGATTGCGATTGCAGATCTTATTACGAAAGGTGCTTATGCAGAGCAGAAAGCAGATGAGGCTACCGCAAAGAGAGCAAGAAAGAAAGCAGATGATGAGAAAAAGTCTGGTCAGGAGAGTTTATTAGAGAGTGGATTGAAGAAATCTCTCATCAAACCTCTTGAGATGATGAAGAAAAAGGCAGCAGGTCCTTTTGATAGATTATTTAAGGCAATGGAAGCATTGTTTATGGGATTCCTTAGCATCAAAGGTCTAGATGCTTTGGAAGCATGGATGAATGGAGATAATGAAGAACTAGAGAAGATTAAAGGTGATGTTCTCAAGGGACTAGCACTTGCTGGTGGTATTGCTTTTGCGTTGAATGGTGGTATTGGAATAGTAATGGGTGCTATTTCTGGTTTGCTGGTTGGATTACTTGGTAAGATTCCTGCATTAATTGGATTGCTAGCATCTCCATTGCTGTTAAAAGGACTTCTGGTCGGTGGTCTTGTAGTCGCTGGAACTTGGGCTCTTGGAAAGGTTGTTGAATGGGGTATTGATAAAGTTAACTTAGCAGAGTATGGTCAAGGAAATGTAAAGAAGGGAGTCTTTGCTACTAGATTGGGCGACAACTATGGTCGCGTTATGTCTCAATCTAGAAGAGATGAGATGACTCCTCAAGAGAAGAAAGATTTTAACTTGGTCACTTTGTATGATGACTTACTGAAACAACGGCAGAAAACAAACGATGCGCTGTTTAGAGCTAGAGAGCAACTCAGAAAACATGGGGATAAATACGGATCCACCGAGCATGATGAGAGAAACATTAGAGAGTTAGAGGAAAAACTTGCTTCTCAAGATAAACAACTTGCTGCCATGGAGAGAGGTGAGGGAGGATTTCTCATTCAAGGTAAGACAATCAACCAGTTGTTCAATTTATATCAGCAAACTGGTAAGCTACCTTCTACTACTCTGACCCAAAAGTATTTGACAAGTGTTGATGTATTTACGCCAGAGCAGTTTGAGCAAATACCAGAACCAACTTACGAGCATGGCAGACCTGCAATGCCAGAGTCAAGTAGCTCCCCCAAATCTTTTAAATTACAAACCACTTCATATGATTTTAGCAATATGAAGATGGATAATAGAATGACTCAACTTGCATTCTCTGGAAAGTTAGATATGGGTGATCTTGGGTATGAGATTCCAGATATTCAGGTTATCCCGTTTCCAACGACAAATCAAGAAAATGATCCTGTTGCTACTGATCCCAGTTCAACAGATTTTCCAGTGATACCCACGAAGAATCTGTTTAATACTCACTTAGATTTTTCATACACTCTATTTGAAGGACAATGAAACTAGTACCTACTAGAAACGAACTTCAGGTTATTGATTTCGGTCTGCTTTCCATTAGGCAGACCACTCAAGGTATTAGAAAGTCTATCGGCAAATCTATCAGGGCAGATCAGAAGAGAGATTCTGAGAGAATTCAGGTAGAAAAGGGGAGAATGGATGCTGATAAGAAGAAAAGAGCAGAATCTCTAGTTGAAGCAAAAAATCCCATCAAATTCATAAAAGGTGGGATGAATAAAGCAGTTCAAAAAGCAGGCAGTGTATTTAAAGGTCTCTTGACTGCTGCTGGATATATTTTGATGGATTGGTTACTCGCAAACCTTCCTAGAATTCTTGTCATTATTGAAGATGTTACTGAGTTTGTTAAAAGTGTTATCAAAGGTATCGAGACCACCTTTCAAAATGTTGGCAATATCTTTAAAGAAATAGGGGATGTTGCAAAAGTTACCTGGGAAATGTTCACTAACTTCGATTTTAGTGAGAAAAGGAGACAAGAATTAGATAAAGAATTCAAAGACTTTAAAGGTGCTGTTGAAAAAACAGGAAGAGATTTTAATGAGAATTATGCAGACATTGAGTCTAAAATGCAAGATCTCATGTCTCAAAACTTTGCTGAGATTAATAAAAAGAGAGAAGAGTTGGGATTAGAACCTTTAACTGATGCACAAGCAAGAGCATTGGCAGAGAAATCTCCAGAGATTGCAGCGTTGAAAAAACAGATGGATGAAGGTGAGTTAACTCAGGAAGAGTTTGACAAAAAAGTCAATGATTATATCACTGATATTCTAGTTAGAGAGAGCAACTATAGCGCACAAGAAGAAAAACCAACAGTAGTACCAAGAGCAGAACCACAGACTCCAATTAGACAACTTCCTCCCAGCCAAACATCAACTTCTAATGACCCTCAGATAAAAAGACTTCAGGGTCTATTAAAGTTTATCTCATCTGGTGAAGGTGGATACAACTCAATGAACCAGGGAACGAAAGGTGATCGTATTGTTGGTAGTACTGGAGATTCTAGAACAATTGTTGGGAAGAAACTGACTGATATGACTGTTGGTGAGATTATGAAGAGACAAGCATATTTGATGGATCCTTCTACAGGAGATCAAGAGAGTGATTATGGTTTGTTTGCTGTAGGTAGATATCAAATTATTCCCGATAAAATGCCAGAAGCTGTTAGATTGTCGGGTGTAAAACTAACAGATAGATTTACACCAGAAATTCAACATAAACTTGCGGTTGGCATACTTATGTCAAAACCAATAACTAAAGCGTATCTTGAAGGTAGATCTAATGATATCATGGGTGCCATGACTGAATTGTCATATGAGTGGGCATCAATTCCCAATCCTCGCACTGGAAGATCTCAATATGGCAGCGGTAATGCTGCTGGACACACTGTCGAAGAATTGAGGGAGGCATTGCAAAATGCAAGAGAACAATATCAAGAATATGGAAATCAATCCTCTATCACATCACCAGTGAACAATAATGTAGCAACATTAATAACTCCTCCAGCAAAACCATCACTAACAATACCTGTGGAGGTTCCAGTAGCAACAATAAATAATGATGTCACAGAAAGATCTACAGATAGTACTACAGTGGCATCCGCATCTGCAAGCACAGGAAGCGTTGTGTCAGTAATGCAGAGAATCAATAGGAAGTTTACCTGATGTCGGCAGTAACTGGACCATCTATTTTTGAAAAATTTACCATCACCTCTAGAGATGGGTCCAAAGAAGTGGACATTAGAGGTGGTGTTATTGACTTTCAATACTTTGAAGATTTATTTTCTCCTACAACTACTGCTATTGTTCAGGTAGCGAACACTGGTAATACTATTGATGACCAAGGTTTATATCATGGACTGCCTATTAGATCAGGAGAAAGGGTAAATTTTAGAATTAAGACTCCTGTAGATGCAGCAATTGGTGTCGAATCAACATTCGATTATGTGATGTATGTTGATAAGGTCACTAATTATGTGAGCGATAGACAGTTTGAAGGATTTGTTTTGCATTTGGTTTCTAGAGAGGCAATCACAAACTCTCAGGTTAGAGTGACTAGAAAATTTGTTAGTCAAACCATCGACAAATCTCTGCAACAAATAGTTGGACTGCTAGATCCTCTGCAAGGTGTTCAGTTTGAGAAATGTGAAAATGTATACCCATTCATAGGTAATCTAAGGAAACCCTTTACTCTTGCTATCATGCTAGCAAAGAAAGCAATTCCTGTTGGAGCAAAGAGTGGTTCTTCTGGTTTTTTCTTTTGGCAAACAAAAAACGGATTTAACTTTAAGTCTATTGATGGTTTGATCAAAAATGCAGTTAATCTAAAATCAACTGCTCAAAGATATATTTACAAACAAACCATGGAAGATGGGTATGCTAACCCTGCTGGCAATGCTGTAAGAATTATTGATTTCAAGTCGAACAAAAATAATGATCTAACAGAATCTTTAGAGAGGGGTGAGTACTCCTCATATAGGATGTACTTTAACCCATTGACATTTGAATTCACTCAACCTAAAGATGCGGTCTTTAAACCAAAAGATGATGTTAGATTGGGTCACACAGAAGTTATGCCAGCAGTTGCTGACCCAGATAACATTCCCGCAAACTATTTGGCTCCCAGAATCCTATCTGGCGTCTATAATGTGGGAACTCTAGATGTTGGAGTTTCCACTGCGGTAAATTATGATCCGTATAATGATGTGGCACAAGGATCTGCTAGGTATAGTAAATTTTTTACCTATGATTATACCATTTTAGTTCCTTGCAATACAAACTTAACTGCTGGAGACCCTGTTTATCTGGAGATACCCAAAACCACCACACAATCTGCCGAGTATGACCCCGAACAGAGTGGTCTATATATTATTAAAGAAATCACTCACAAGTTCTATACGAACAAATCTTATACTTCCATGAGAGTGGTGAGAGACACATTCGGAATCAACGGACAAAAGTAACATGGAAAACATCGAAAAGCATATCGAAGAGGATAAAAAAATCCTCGAAGATCCCACAACCAATCCTCAAATGCGTAGACATATTGAGGGACAACTTGAGCAGTTAGAAAGATTTAAAGAGGCACATCCCGACGATCATCATGATCCTACAGATTTTGAACTGTATTGTGAAGACTTCCCAGAATCAGATGAATGTAGAATCTACGAGGACTGATGGCACTTGAACACTCTTTAGCAGGAAATAGTCAATTCTTAGGAAGAGATGGGTTCAAATGGTTTGCTGCCCAAGTTGCTCCTCTTGACGCGCAGGAAGAGCAACTTGTTCAGGGTGAAGGTTGGGCACATCGCTATAAACTAAGAATTGCTGGATATCATCCATTTTCAGAAGAAATCACCAATGAGGAATTGCCATGGGGGCAAGCATTGCTCCCAACAACTTCTGGTGCTGGTGGTGCAAACTATGCACAATCTACACTAATTCAGCAGGGTGATATTGTTTTTGGTTTCTTCCTTGATGGGGATGAAGCACAAATGCCCATGATCTTGGGACAATTCCCCAGGACTCAATATGTTGCAAATGGAGACTACTCCAGTGCCTTTGCGCCATATGGGGCATATACTTCAAACACAGAAAAGAGTGGACGAGTTCCTGAGAGTGAAAATAATGAGCAGGCAAAACATTCTCAACCCACACCTACCACTCAAGGAAAGAAGAAAGATCAGGTAGGTGCAGGGGCGAGACAACTTACAGCAGACACTTGCCAGACTAATCCCATCACTGAGATGGCAAGTGTTGTTGAAAACCTCGCTGGTAGAGTAGAGGCACTTGCTCTGGCAGGGTCTAATCTTCAGAACGAGGTACGCTTAGCAGCAGATATTATTGAGATTCAAGCTAACAGATTTGTTGGCACATTGATTGAAAAACTGTTTGACAAGTTTGAAATACTTGGTCAAGCAGGACTGGAGGCACTGTATAGATTAGTATATGCAAAGGTATATGCTGCAACTCAATCAGGCATTGCTGCACACCTAGCAGGTGTAGCTGCAGAGACAGCAATGTTAGCACCCACAGCATTTTTACAAGAAGCAATTGGTTGTGTAGCAAACAAAGTAGTTGAAGGTCTGGCAGGAACAGTAGAAGATCTTCTTCTTGATTTGATGGAGAGTGGTAGAAATTATGCTGGTTGCATGGGAGCACAATTTACAGGTGCTTTTGTTAAGACTATTATTGATGCAATTGAGGATGGAATGAAGGGTCCTCTTAGTGGTGTTGCTAAGATTATTGCACCTGGATTTGCGGTTGCAGACTTCTTATCAAGTGTTGCTGGTAACTTGAATACCATTGCATCCTTCCTTGATTGTGCTCAGTCTAATAAGGGCAAGTGCCCACAAGATAAAGAATATGTTGTTGGTGGTAGTAGTCAAGAGAGAGGAGAAGATCCATTTGATTATGTCATGAACGCACTCAAGATTTCTAAGGGTGCTGCTTCTCTCACTAATGATTTTGAACGAAAGTGGGGTAAGTGGGATATCTTTGGTGATGGTGATCTGTTGAGTGACAGTGCTTCAAACTATGTTATCCCTGGTGGATGTTATGGTGGACCTCCAAGAAACTGTAGTGGTCCATATATCGAGATCTTCGGTGGCGAAGGATCTGGTGCCACTGCTGAGGCAATCATGGGGTATTTTGTTGATAATACCGAGGGACTTGGTGGTGTATTGGGTGGTGTCCAGAGAACTGGTAGCATCCTTGGTGCAAAGATGACTAATTTTGGATCTGGATATAGATATCCTCCCATGGTGAACTTCCGAGATAAATGTAATCTTGGATTTGGTGGTGTAGGTAAAGCAGTTCTTGGTGGTCCTAACGGGGATCAAGTTGTTGCTATCGTTATGCTTTCTACAGGTGAGGGATATCCTGAACTTCCCCCTGTGGCAACACCGATTACTGACGGCATTACTAATATTATTGTTTCTAATCCTGGAACTGGATATCAACCAGGAGACCGAGTTGTTCTGCCTGGTATATCTGATAGTGGACTTGTGGAAATCAAACTTCCTGAAGGTCCTGATATTGAGGGAGATGTTGGTATTGGAACTTCGCCAATCTTTGATATTGTCGTTGACGATGATGGCGGAATCACTGATGTGAAGGTTCTAAATATTTTGAGGTTCAACGAAGAGTTACCTACTTTAAGAGTTCTCAGTGCTACTGGATCTGGTGCTGTCTTGAGACCTACATTTGGTCCTCTACCAACTGATGGTCAGGTTGGCATTGTATCCGTTACCGATTGTGTCTAATGGCAGATAAACCTAAAAATTATCGAAGAAGAGTTATTGATTCTAGAGGTGCTCACTTTAGAATCGATTCTGGTAACCCACAGGAAACAGGATCTGGTCCTGAGGTCTGCAAAGTTTATGCTGTCAATGACAATGAAGATGCTTTTCTGATCTCTCACACTCAAGGTGGGTTGTCTAGAATTGCAGCAGATAAGACTATTGAAGTTCGTGCTGGTGATAAGAACGAACCACACATTATTGATATCAGAGTTAGTGCTGCTAATGGTGATATCACGATATCAGCTACGCATGGATCGGTAAGAGTCAATGCGAAGAATATCATGCTGCAATCCTCTCAGGATATTGATATTCATGCTGGTAGAAATGTCAACATAACTGCTGGTCAAAGAATTCTATATAAAGCAAACACTATCAATGTAGAGGGTAAGCGAGGTAACGGAGTCCCCAATACTTTTGGTATGAAGATGTTTGCAGGTTCTCATGTTCCTGGAGACCTAATTGAATCTGCTCTCGGTCCATTTGCTAGTAATTCTTTCCTTGGCGTTGGTCAGGCAGCGTTCAGTGCTGCTACAGGTGGTGGATTGGGTGGATTTGTTGCTGATACTGTTATGTCTAGTACAGGTATCGGTGGTGTTGCTGGTGGTGCTCTCAAGACTGCTCTTGGAGGATTCTTTTAATGACCCTTAATAAGACTATATCACAGTTACCAATAGATCCTCCTCTTGTTGGTGGACTAGGTAATGCTTTTGGGCAACCATGCTCCTTCATGTTGCCCACTCAGCATCAGACAGGAGCATTACTTAAGGGTCCAATCATTGCAACCAGTCAAGTAGCAATCGCTGGCAATGTTGCAATCACACCTGACCCGCTATCAAAGATTCAACCGACAGGTACATTAACTGTTGCTGGTGCATCTTTCTTTAATGGTATTGTCACCATCAATGCTGCTACCAATATCACTGGTGCAGTTGCTGTTACTGGAGCAACAGCAATCACTGGTGCAGTAACAATTACTGGCGCTGTCACCGTTGCTGGTAATGTAACTGCAACATCATTCACGGGAACGATTAATGTTCAACCTTGGAAGAGTTTTGACATCAGACATCCCAATAAAGAAGGATGGAGACTCAGACATGTATGTGTTGAGGGTCCAGAGGCTGCAGTTTATATCAGGGGGAAATTGGTTGGAAATGATATTATTAAACTACCAGAATATTGGAAAGGATTAGTTGATTACGAGTCAATTACTGTTGATTTAACACCTTTTGATCATCCAGATGGTTCTCTTTATGTTAGGGGATGGAATGAAGATGGGATCCTAATAGGATCTTCTGTTTATGGCACAGAGAATATTTCAACATATTATACAGTGACTGCTGCTCGCTCTGGCAGTCTTGTCGTAGAGTACGAAGGGGAGTCGGTGGACGATTACCCAGGTGACCCCACTAACTTTACATATCAGGGATAGGTGCTATAATATAAAGGTAATCAAAGCACCCCCATGCAAAACGAAGAATACATCGATTGCGTCCTGGTTGACATGTGCTCCCGTCGCTTCGTGTGCGTTTCAGATCAGGATGATGTAAAGACTCTTGAGTGTGAGACCACAGATGAGTTTATGCGTGTTCTTGAAGTTTGCCAAGCATTTTTGCCCGAGGATTCTGTCCTTTGGGTAGATCCTGCCGTCATTGAAACGAAAACTAAATAAACCAGCGCATAGCTAATGATGAAGATTTTTCTTGACACAGCGGATACAGAAATCATCAAAAAGTACTGGTATACAGGACTAATTGATGGTGTCACAACAAACCCATCTCTTATCATGAAGAGTGGTCGTGATCCCGAAAAAGTTTACGAGGAACTGCGGGATCTTGGGATTAAAGATATTAGTATGGAGGTTGTTGGTTCGCAAGAACAAATGACTTCTGAAGCAATTCGTCTTGCCAAAAAGTTTGGTGATTGCTGTACAATTAAATTGCCATGTACTCGCGAAGGTTTGCTCGTATGTGATTATTTGAGCAAGACGATGAAAATCAGGGTCAATGTTACTCTGATCTTCAGCGCAGCACAAGCAGTTCTTGCTGCCAAAGCAGGTGCTACTTATGTTTCGCCTTTTGTTGGTCGTCTGGATGATCAATCTGTTGCTGGTCTTGAGGTAGTTCGTTCTATTTCAGAACTCTATCGGATTCATGGCATCAAGACTCAGGTTCTTTCTGCTTCTATTCGTAGCGTTCAGCGGGCAGTTCGTTCCTGGTACAATGGTGCAGATGTTGTAACAATGCCACCGTCGATCTTCGATAAGATGTATGATCATATTCTAACCGACGCTGGGTTAGACATCTTTGATAAAGACTGGGAGGCAGTAAAAAATGCAAGAACCTGACGAAAAAGAAATTCCTCCTACGGATGATGCTACAGGTATCTGGGAGTATCCGTATGATGAGGAAGAATTGCAGGAATTATATACTAATCATGAAGAGGGCTCATAGCCCTTTTGAGGGAGTGTGGTGGAATCGGTAGACACACCAGACTTAAAATCTGTTGACCATCATGGTCGTGCGAGTTCAAGTCTCGCCACTCCTATTATGTTCAAATGATACAGAACGAATTTCTCTAAATAGAGCTGATCATTATAATAAAAGGGATGAAAAAGGTCGCTCTTTTATTTGCTATGTCTTTGATGACGACCCCTGCGATGGCTGGAGGTCTTGTACATAAAATGAGCTCCAGTGTTCAATTGACTGTTGATTCAGCAAGAACTACTGCAACAAGAATTGGTTCCCAATACAGTGTATCGGGATCGAATGTAAATACTACTGACGGCACGACTGCTGGAACTATTTCTGGTGGAACTATCACTTCAGGTGTTCTTTCTCCTGGTAATATTTCAGCTACCCAGGCAACTGCTGGCGAGGCATTTTCTTACAGTCAGTCTTATTTACAAGGCGATGCTGTAAGTACAAGTGCTCCAACTGTAGGCACTGTTGGTAACTTCTCTAGTCAGACTTCTTACACCGCTGGTACTGCTGGAGATTTAGCAGGTACTGTCGCCACAGATGGTGGTATTAGTCTGACGGCTGGCGGAGCTGGTACATCTGCTATCGGTCAATTTGTTAGTGAGATCACTGTAATCGACTAATGACTAGACTACAAGAGGCAATCGGTCTTGGATTGGTTCTTGGCATACTACATGGACTGGTTCAGTCTGCTGGAGC